AGGTTGTTCTCAAATAGTTGCAAGCATTACGTCTCCTAATTCGTTTTTTACTCTTGTTGGATTTGGTACGGCAACGGGTCAAACTAGTTTGACTACCTCAAATTTTACTTCTGGCGCTTCTTTTACTATAGGTGTTAGTGGTGTTTACATGTATTAATATTTCAGTATAAGGCGGATAATATGTTAAATCAAAGAGAAGAAATTGTAATAGATAATTACAATGTTACTTTAAAAACATTAAGTATCGCTAAATTTTTAGTTATTTTAGATGATGGGCAAGAAGTTGTAAGGAAAGAAATAGATAGATGTGCTTTTTTACCTGGTGATATAGATAAAGTTCAGGCTTATATTGGTAAAAATAATGATAATGAAATTAATTATTTAAAATCAATTTGGACCGATGATGTTGTCAAAGTTTATCAAGACGCTCTTAATCAACCATAGGTGTGATCATGTTAAGTAAAATAGAAGAACGTCTAAAAGATGTAATGCAAAAGCTTGATCAATCAGTGGCGAATCATAATGCTTTATTAGGCGCTAAGATGACACTGGAGGCTTTGTACAAAGACTTTCAAGATATAGAGCCTGCTATTCATTCTGTAGTTGATGCAGTTATGCCGAATGAAGCTAAAGTAATAGACGGCGTTTTAAATGAAATAGATCATGTAATGAATCAAGTTAACGGTCAATAATAATAGGGATGCCATGAATATATCATCTAAAAAAATAGGTTATTTAATTCTTGGCATTTTTATTGGTTTAGATATTTATCTTTATAATGATTTGCATGCCGGTAGTTCTGTAATACATCCCCATGTCAATAATGGGCCTTTAGTCCAATTAAGCAACATGGCTGATGACATAAAATTTAACATTGCCATGAAAACCATTATGCGCCATGAGGGTGGTTTGTCTAATAACAAAAACGACCCGGGTGAAATAACCAAATATGGTATTTCATTAAGATTCTTGCGCTCAGAAAACTTAGATATAAATAATGATGGAAAAATTAATTCGACAGATATTATTTATTTAAATCTAGACGCGGCCGATAAAATTTATTACAAAAAGTGGTACCAGGAATATGGCTATGGCCGCATTGTGAATCAACGCATATTGACTAAAATCATGGATGCATCAGTTAACATGGGAGCTAGTCAAGCTCATAAGCTTGTCACAAGAGCGCTTAACACGCTATATGAAAAGCAGCTTTATGTTGATGGAATTCTTGATAATCCAACAGTAATGCTAATTAATCATACTAATCCTGATGATCTTTATAAAGCCCTTGTTAAGCAAGAAATTAGCTTTTATCGTTCTATTGTAAAACGTAACGTCATGCTTAAAGGGTTCGAAAAGGGTTGGATTGCTCGGGCTAATGATTGATGTTTCACGTGGAACAATTATTTTCTAAATCTATTTTTTTCACAGGATTATCAAACAAACTTGGCAACGGCGAGGGAGGAAATATTTTAGATAATGCCTCAATCTTTTCTTTGGCCCTTTTGTAACAATCTTTATAATGCAGCCCTTCATTCATAGCTTCCTCTAAAGCATCAGCTATTGCTTCATCTGCCATTTCTATTAAGTTTAATTGCCTCATCGACATTACATCACGTGCGTTAGGAAACTTTTGTTCCATTAGAAATAATCCCGTTAATTCCATCTTACTAATAGTCATATAATATTTGCTGGCTGATTTGCTTCCTTGTGATTCTGCATACTGCACAAACTTTTGAATTTTGTCAGTGCATTCACGACGCATGGCTTTTGTGTCTTGACGCTTAGTAAGCCAATCGGCGCTATTTTTTTGAATAGTTAATCTGGCGGCGATGTTTCGATATTTAATAAAAGCATCTACCAGTTTAATTTTAAAATCTATCACTTGAGGACTGTTTTTCATTAAACTAACTAGAATTAAAGCTTGTCTTTCCGTTAATAAATGCTCAACTATAGACCTGCCTTTTGTTGAAACTTTCCGGATTTCAAATCCGGAAAGTTGTTCAATATGTGAATAATTTTACAACGTGCTCATGTTTCATATTTAAATTTTCTGAAATAATTACACTTGTTGTATATATATCATTTTTTTCCATAACAACTAAATCACCCATAAAAATCATCCTTAATAAAATTAAGGATGCAATATAACATTTATAATAAAAAAATCCAATAATCTTTTATTTAAAAATTAAAAAAAGCCCTATGAAAGGGCTTTGCCATTAGAAGCTTTAGGCTTGGCTTTTACAAACCTTTCATTAAACGAGTCGTAAGCTTCTTTAAACCATTCTAATATAGGGTGTAATATTAAAACTGCAAATAACACAAAAGAAAACAAACAAAATAAAAATAACATGGCAATCACCTTTTTATTAAAAAACTTTAGCGACTGCTGGTCGCTAAAGTTTATACGAAAATTAATATTTTATATGTTTAATGCTGCACATGTCAACTAACGCTCATACTTAATCTGCGGAGCTGTCCTTGTTGCTTTTGCCAATGAGCGTGCAATTGCTTCTACTTTAGGATTTTGCGCCATTTTAAGCCCATAATGGCCAGACAATCCAAGAGCAGCCCCAAAAGGCAACCCTCCTGTCATGGAGCCTCCAACACCCCCTAGTATTGGTATAATAGACTTGGCCAAATCAGCGTTACTCATCTTCTTCCCAAGCTTCTCAAGCGCCTTAGAAAGATAATGAGATTCAGGCAATGCAGATAAAGCCCTTCCGCCCTCCATTCTTGACATCTTCTGGGAGCTCTTTGTAATTGCTGAATGCAATTGCTCTGGTGTTGGATGTGTATTTAATCCTTGTGAAATCTTGGCCAATGTAGGATTAGAGGTAAAGGGCGATACTTCATCTCTAGTAATAGCGCGTCCTTTCTCATAAAGCTCAAACATCTCAGGGTCTTTCTTAAGGAAGTTGCTTATTTTTTCATTAACCTTGTCTCTAGCGGCTGTTAATGTTTGTGAGGTGTTTATTTTATTGCCGCTCGTTGAGATTCGAGATGCATCCTTCCCCATTTGTGATTGCAATTTATGCAAGTTTCCAAAGGATGGATCATCTAAAAAATCCTTATAAACCTTCTTAACTTCTGGCGTAAAGTATTTTTTCTCACCTTCTTTGAATCCTAGATAAGACTCAGGTTTTGGTGTAAGCCAGGAATCTCCGTATTTAGCAGTAACAGGGGCATAAGCTTCGGCTTGTTTTAATTTAGCCAACTGATATTCATTTCTTATTTTTCCAGCTTCTTTAGCTGAATATTTAATAGGATTGGTTATTTCGGCTAACTTCCCAATTCCTTGAAATGGAGCCGTTAACGCCTCACCCAATGCGCCATAAGCCAAACCTTGACCCGCACCTTTTAATCTTTCTTCTGGATTTTCTACAGCACCAAATATGGATGATCCTGTTAAGCGTTTGGTTAATGAAGGAATTCCTTCCTTACCAAGCCATTGGGCGCCCCTTCCAATAGCAGGAGCTGCCGTTAAACCGGCTCTAGCAGCATCTAGTAGCTCACCACCACCCACAAAACCACCAATGTCACCTAAAACATTCCCTACCTTATACGCAGTTCCTTCGCCTGTTGGACGTCCCTTTGTATATCCAAGGCTTAATAAATCGCGCAAAGAGTCACCAGCGCCGAGCAATGCATTAAAAGGTGCTGATTCTGTAATTTGATTCAACATAGGCTTTGGTTGATAGCTAGTTTGTGCGCCAACATGATTTTGTATTGGTTCTTTAGTTTGAATACCTAATTGTGACCAATCAAATTTTTGAGGATTATTTTGTGGTTGATTTTGGTGCTGTTCTTGGTCTTCTATACCAAGCTGCGACCAATCAAACTTTTGTGTCTTAGCCATTATAATTCCTTAGTCAGCGGGCACAAGACCCATAGCTCTAGCTTTTTCTAATAAATTAATAGGAACTGGATTAACAGTGCCATCTGGAGCTCTCATCATTATAGAGTGACCGGCTTGACCCATTGCATTTTGGTCTAACGGCTCTTCAGCAGGAGCTTGTTGTTCTTGGCCACCAGATAAAGAAAATCCGCTACCTAAAGTTTTTTCAGCTTGAGCAGCATTTCTTTGCAATGTTACCAACTCACGAATCATTCTTGTTTCATACCCTTTGTCATTTTCACCAGGATGTGGCTGAACAATAGTAGCCACTGTATGTTGACTTTCCTGGTTTAAAGGCAAATTAAGCGCACCCAACAACCGTTCAATTGCTAATGACTGTGTTGCTTGAAACTCAGCATATTTGTTTGCTTTTTCTTGGTCTCCAATAGCACCAGTCAAATATTCAGGAACACCATATTGCGCCAAACCCCCAGCTATTTGACCTGTTTTTAAACCTAAAGCCCCACCTTTTTTTAAAAAAGGTTTTGCCTGTTTAATCAAATCTTTAATAATTGGCTCAACTGCTTTATTTGAAGTTATTGTTTTTTGGGCTGCCGCCACTTGCTCATGAGTAGGAGCTGATAAAACCTCACCCGTATTAGGATTTTGATAAAGACTACCTGGTGCATAAGGGGATGATTGAAATGGCGCTTGAGCTTTAGCTTGAGCTCCTGCTTGCAATCCTTGTCCTGCTTGAGGAAGCAAAGAAAATTTATTGCCGCTATTTTGACCCATGCCACCTGGTTGCTCAACACCATACATTTCATTTTGGCCTTGATCATCCGCTTGAGCCTTGTTGGCAACTTCTTTTTGCTTATTTAACCAGTTCTTATGAAGAATCCCATTTAATAATCCTTCATGACCACCTTTTTGCTGAGCCTGTTGAATATGTGCCGCAATTTTTTGTGATATTAATTTACGAACTTCTGGATCAAATGAAAAATTAGGATTTGCCGCCAAAGCCGCCATAGGCCCCATCTCTTTTGCAAAAATATCAGCCTCTTGCCTTTGAGGCGCATAATGAGCGCTCACGCCTTGCTGATATTTTTTCATGGCATTAGAAAGCAAATTCCCATATGGGCTTTGTTGTTCTGGCGTCAATAACGGATAATTATTAAATGTGAAAGTCATAACTAACCCCTAAAATGAAAATATGCCACTAGCTATATCACCGATAGCAGAACCACGTTGCCTATTTCTATTCGCGGTTCCCCCATAAGCTAAATTACCTTGCTGAGCAAGAGTCTGCGCTATTTGGTCTGCCTGACTTTGACCCGCTTGCTGACCCATATTAGCTATATTTTGTCCACCGGTCATTGCATTACCATAAATGTCAGTAGCGCCTTTCATGTAATTGTAATAATCTTGATTTGCTAAATCAGTTGCTAGTTGCATGTTTTGTTGTGTGCCTTGAGGAGACCCAAACATACCCCCCGCCGCAGAACCATTATTAGCCCCCTGCAAAGCCTGCTGCATAGCAAATTTAAATCCAGGTGATTCATGAAGACTTTCACCAATCTGGTTGAACTTACCGCCAGGGTTTGTCATGCCTTCGTGATATTGGTTGCCAAGGTCTTGTAGCTGGCCTTGTCCTGCTTCAAAATAAGGTTGATAATATTGTTTGGTTTGACCAGGTATTTGGCTAATATATTTATTGGCCTCTCTGGCGGGATCTTTATGACCACCCAACAATCCAAATGCGCCTGAAGCAATTTTTCCCCAATCCATAATAATAATTCCTTATCAAAAATTCTTTATAAATCATAATATCACAACTTCCTAAACTCACTAAGAAGCTGTAAGACCCTTAGATTTCATGTCTAATATTGTCCAAGTTGTATTGGCTACAATTGCCAACAAAATCACAGAATCATTGTTATCAGTACTTGCTAAACTTGTCGTATACGTATTACCAAAAGCTTTAATATTAGTGCTAGCACCTAACGCCAATGTCCACGCTGCCCCTTGACCCGATACAGCAATTTGCTGACCTACTGCAAAAGTGGTAGGTAAAGTAACAGTGGTAGGAGATGCGCTCGTTAAAATATAACCATTACCAACAGCTGCAGTAAACGTAGTATTTGAATTAGCAGACCAGACTAAAATCTGAGAGGTAGTAGCAAGCGTCCCAGATGTTGGAAATGTCACCGACGTATTTGCTGTAATAGTACCGGTAAAAGTAAATGCGCCACTATATGTTACGTTTCCGCCTATTGTTATCGTTGATGCCCCATTATTAACTCCTGTCCCACCTCTAGTGCCCGATAGAGTTCCAGTCCAGCCTGCTGTAATAGAAGCCGCATTAACTAACGCTGTGGTAGGGCTTCCTCCTAACGTCAATGTAACGTTAGTGTCATCAGTCTTAGTTAAAGCAGCTCCTGTCGGTATTTGAGAAGTAGTTGCCAAAGTTCCTGATGTCGGAAAAGTAACGCTTGTCGTGTTGGTAAACGTAAACGTTGCGCCAAATGCACCCGATGTTGTAAGTGCTCCCGCTGTTGTTAATGCACCACCCAAGTTTAATGCATAGGAACCCCATGATGGGGTAGTAGATGAACCAGATAGTAAAGGAAGGTTAGCGGTAGCAGTACCTGATAAAATAGCCATGGCTGAGGCTGTAGAGTATACAATTCCTCCATTACTGGCTGTTAAACTTGCATTGCTTCCACCGCGCGTTAATGATAGTTGGCCTGTCCAGCCAGCAGTTATAGACGCAGCCCTAAGCAAAGCTGTAGTTGGTGCTCCGCCTAAGGTTAAAGTGACGTTCGTATCATCCGCTTTAGTTAATGCAGCCCCAGTAATATCAGAACCAGAAATTGTAGCCCAAGCAGGTGCCGCCGAAACTGCTCCGGTTCCTGTTTGAGATAAATATTGTTTGGTGGTTGTAATATTACCTGCAAGTTTAGACAAGGTGTTTGCTGCGGAACTATATAATGTGTCACCCAGGGTATAGGTGGATTGGTTAGTTCCACCACGCGTTTCCGCTAACACGCCTGTCCAGCCAGCTGTAATTGAAGTTGCTTGCAATAAAGCTGTTGAAGGACTGCCCCCTAAAGTTAAAGTAACGTTTGTATCATCTGTTTTTGTTAATGCTGCAGGCGATAACCCAGGAACAGATTGCCAACTAGGTAAAGCGCCAGCGCCATTAGAGACCAATACCTGGCTACTAGTTCCAACTCCACTTACATTTTGAAAAGCGCCTGTTGCAGTGGTGCCCGCACAAATAACAGAATAAGCTGTAAAAGTTGTATTTCCAGTACCGCCCCCTTTTACTACCGCTGTGCCATAAGTTGGGTCTGATGATGCCCCTTGCGAAATTAAAGGTACGCCAGAAGTAGCAGAAGGTGCTAGCAATGTTAATGAGGAAGTTCCATTTCCTATAGGCAAATAATGAGCTGTAATTGCCGATAAACCAGTTCCCCCATTACCAACAACCAAAGTCCCAGTTAACGATAATGTACTACCAGAGCCCGAAGTGGTTAACCCAGTTGTGCCGCCATTAATAGTCACGACACCTGCTGAAGGTGTAATAGAGCCAGTATTGCCATTGATTGTCGTAATAGAGCCACTTCCAGGATTTGCAGCCCATGTAGCATTACCAGATACGTCTGACGTTAATACATAACCTGCTGTGGCACTTCCAAGATTAATCGTAAGGCCTGTATTTGCAACACCAGTACCTCCTCGGGCGCCGGATAACGTCCCTGTCCACCCGGCAGTGATGGAAGTTGCTGCGAGCAATGCTACTGAAGGAGAACCGCCTAGCGTCAATGTAACGTTAGTATCGTCTGTTTTGGTAAGTGCTGAAGGAGTAGGCAACTGACTTGTTGTAGCTAGTGTACCTGTGGTTGGAAAAATAACTGATGTATTACCAGTTAAATTACCAACAAAGGTATAAGCGCCTGCCATTGAAAAGTTACCAGCAATAGTGATTGTGCTTACACCATTATTTATTCCAGTTCCACCATAAGCAGACGGTATTATAGAGCCATTCCAGGCGCCTGTAGTGACTGTTCCAAGCGTTGTAATAGATGTCTGTCCAACATAGGTTGCAGCAATATCTATAACTGGATTTGGGCCGCCTGAAGAAGTAATCCTGTTTGCAGTTCCTGATACGCTTAAAACTCCACCTCCAGAACCTGCTGTCAATTGTGTCCAGCGTGCAACACCTACGCCCCCTGCTGTGGTACAAATATACATAGCGCCATTAGCTGTATCATAACAAAGCCAATACAAAATACCTGCGACCGTTAAATCTGGATTGCCTGCATTTTGAAGAGTCATTTGAAATGGAACCCATTCCGCAAGTGTTACATTGTTTGAGCCATCTTGGGCTATTATAAATTGATTAGATACAAGCGTTGTGGAGTCAAATAAGGTTTGTCCGCTGATGTCTGGTTGATTTGACACTAATGTATTGTAAGGTCCCCCAATATAGCTGGTGTAAAGCCCTTGAATGGTTGACATGTTTGTTGCAGATAAGGGAGGAAATACTATGCCTTCGTTTTTAAAATTGTTTTGCAGAGATTGTGAAATGTCACCAAAATATAAAGACCATAAATCTGTGAAGTTTCCTTTGGAATCAACAGCTGGGCTTTCTCTAGGCACATCGGGAAATATGGTTTTTAAATTTTGAAAAAATACTGTCATGTCATTCCCTGATGTGTGCTACGCCGTCTGTACATGTAAATCTACCAATACCCCAAAAAGTAAACATGGGTACAATATCGTTGCTAGAGCCGCATTGCCACCATAGAAGTCTGTTTTTACGTTTTCCGATTGCTGGTAATTGATATCGCCATTCATTTCCAAAAACTGCACCACCGTCATACGAAAGTGCCATGTCAACAGCGGGTGTTTGATTTATGTATATATCTTGTTGAGTTATCAGATGATAAGAGCCTTCTGCAACATTTTGTTGTGATTCAAAATAGTATCCATCTGGAGATTGCGGTATTAAATATTCACCATCTTGCGTTATAAATACAATTGTTTCACCTTGAGTGATGATGCAATTGCCGTTTTGATATATTAAATCACCCTGACCAATGTCTTGTTGATAATAATTAGTTTCACCTGACTCAATGGTAAATCCTATATCATTTAACACAAAATAGTTTTGGCTAGCTGAACGAATGTTTTTGCAAATTCTTAGTCTTGGGATAACGTGAGTTAAGACATTGTTATTTTTGTCTATGTCTTGATAGGTTGTGAAAATTGTATCAAAGGCAAACAAACATCCGTTATTTTTTGTGATGAAATAATATTGGTTATTGAAAAATGCGATGTCTGCGGCGATGAAGTAATTAAAATCTTGATCGGACGCATGGTAAAATTTCTTTGTCATAAAATCATAGTACAAAGATAAATTATCACTGTAAAAGTTGATATGGTAAAAAAGATGACCGTCTTGTCTGTACAAAAACCCCTCTGCATCTTGTGGGTTTTGTAATTGAGAAAACAAATAATCGATACCATCGGTTGTAATGGTTTCAGGCATACCACCATTGGTAAACATGATGATAGGTCCTGACTTTTCATTTTGTGCAAGCCATACTACAATCTCATCCATGTAAGCAACAGTTTGTGGGTTAAGACAGCCATAATCAATACTGAATTGATTGTTGCGTTGATAAGGGAATAATTGTGCGCCTACGTCAAACCATGCTTCTGTAACAATCTTTCCCATGACCAATATCATATTCCCTTTTGAGGGCATTCTGACTACTGCTTGCGTGTTATCAGGTTTTGTAGTGAGTAGTCCTACGTAAGCTGCTGTTGACGGCCAACCTGTGCCTATGCCGCCTGAGTCTGAACCGTTTTCAGGTAATGAGAGGCGCCATGTGTTATTTAAGGAGGTGCCATTTGTAGTGTCGTTTGAAGCTGCTGCTAGAAATCTTTGATCGTGAAATGTGATGTAGCCTGGAACGAAATTAATATAAGGTTTTGTAAAGGTATTAACATTTTTATCATAAATATACAATCTGTTGTTGTCTGAAAATAATATTTGAGAATTATTATTTTCCGTGATGTATACGGGGCCTTCGCTTGTTTCTAAAGTTCCGACATTTGCTATTGAAGAAAATACAACTTCCTCTTGATTTTGATTGTATGCTATTTGTACTAAATAAACATATTTGTCTATGACGACTACAAGGCTATTTAATTTGGTACTTGTGTAAATTCCTCTGCCTTGTTTGCCGTTGTTAAATAGTGTGTATTTTAAAGCTATTTGATATCCTGCGTAGGGCACCATGAATCCATCTGATTCGAAGAGGTTAAGTGTTTTTTCTGTACTAATCTTGGGGTAACGGCCAAAAATAGAACTCCCTACAATATTAATTGGAACTTCTTTTGCTTGACCATGATCTATCATGCTTTACCCTTATGAATGTTCGTGTTCTTTAAGATACTGTATCGCTTTTTCTAGTAAATTTATATCGTCTAAAAAATCACCAAGGCCTTTATTGCAATTATGACACAATAGACCTCTTATTTTGTAATGCCCTTTATCTTCACATGTGTGACAGTGATCTACGCATAAAGGCATTATTTCCCCTGTTCTTCCGACTCGAGTTTCTTCTTTATTACATATTAAACAAAGATGATTTTGTTTTTCAAACATTGCTTCGTATTCTGCTAAAGTTAATCCATGTATTCTTGCTACTTCCATTTTTCTAATTTTTTGAATGCCATGTTTAGCTATATAGTTTGCTTCATATCTTCTATATTTTTCAGGATTTTCTTTTCTATCTTGTTTGGCCCATTGATTAGCCTTGGGCTCTGCATCAATTAAACCTTCTCTGTATAATTTTCTAGCTTCATTTCTAGCTTTTCCTGCACTAGCTTTATGCTGCTTCCAATTAGCTTCTTTCCATCTACTATCTATTTCTAGTTTACATTGATTGCATCTATAGATAAAACCAGCTTTATACAGACTATTTTTTTCTTTTTTTACTTGATCTTCAGTTAATTCACCATGTATTTTACATTTTTTTACTATCATATTACCCCCCTTATTAAAGGATGGATAATGTCTTTTATTTATATGGACGTCAACCTAGGGTCTGAACCCACGACCAATATTCACATCGCCCCAATTATAACCAGTTTGATCACCACTTTGCAATATTGATAATTTTTTAATAGATAAATCAGGCGGCTCTACAAACATCAATTTGCGTTCATATTTTCTAAGAATGGCTGCTTGTTGTGGACTAAATACAATCCCATATTCCGTGCACATGTATTCAGCTAGCGCAAATCTTAAATATTCAAGATAAGAAGAATCATAACCCTGATTGCTGGTCTGAAGAAATTTATAAGATGAAACATTTGCAGTTACTATAGCGTCTGTTCCACCAGATGCCGGACTGCTAATAGTTACAGTTGCCGAACCTGTGTAATTACTACCAGAAGTAACTATGCTTATGCCGGTTATTACGCCGTTGCTAATGCTTGCAATGGCCGTAGCATCGTCGCCAGTAGCAGAACCCGTTATGGTAACTGTGGGTGTTGTGGTGTAATTTGTACCGCCGTATGTGACGTTAAACCCAGATACATAACCTGATGATATGCCATTAAATGCATTTGTTAGGTCTGTATCTAGTGTTACATCCACCATAAATATTTTGGACATCATGCGCATAGGATAGTTTTGGTCTGGCTTAAAATATAAAGCCAACGTACCACCACCATGTCCTCTGTTGTAATTCCAACTAAATGGAAGTGTTGAAATATTGTCTACTCGTGCTGAACCAAAATAATTGGTTCGACTTACACTTTCCATGGGATACCTAACAGGCCCTAAGTTGAACGTCATGCATTCGACAGCGGCTATGTTAGGCAAATAATAAAATTCTTGATTTGGTATAGCTTGTATTTCGACGTAGGTCCAGTAAGGAATTAAGTCGGTTTCAATTTGCTTAAAATCTAATAGATTATTAAGCATTTGAAGGCCATCACTGATTTGGTCACCAGTGGGTACCTGCAAATTTCGTGCCACAATTCCTGATAAATACCAGGAGCGAGTTACCAAGTCTTGCGCTGTATAAGCCATAATATCTCGCTCCTTAAAGTATTAAACTAAAGCAGGGTAAGCAGTATTAGATACGCCTGTCCATGTAACCACATTAACTGAAACCGCATCACTTGAAGAAGTAACCAAGTAATCAATCTCAGGCTTAGATGAACCAACACCTGCAAACATCACAAGATATTGTGTTTGAGCAACGCCAGCAGCCGCACCAACAATAGTCCAATAAGCGCCAGTTGTTTGACCTGTAGGCCTAAATGTCACAACGTCTCCAGCTGCTACAGGTGTAAAAGTAACTTGTAGCGTTACAATAATATTAGCAAGAGTAGTTGTTGGAAGAGCGCTATTGGTTGTTAAATCAATTGCTGTAAATGTTGTAGCATTACCACCTGATAAAACAGCGATAGGAGGTTGCAATATATATTCAAGCGCGTTCTTCATATTTTGTGGTTTGTGTGTAGCGTAAACAAAATGGTTAGAACCATCAGTTTGAATAAATCCAATCAGTCTGTAAGAATCATAACCAAGCGGCATTAAAGGAAGTGGATTACTGGTTAAAGAGATAATGCCAGCTACTGGATTATAGCCTCTAGAATCACCAATAATATAAACCGCGTATTGCAAACTTGCACCAAGGCTTCCAGCATCTAAACCGTTAGCGCCATTTACCGCTGAATTAATTAACAAGCCAGGAATATAGCCGGCATACAAAGTTGCTGGAGCCACATTGCCTTGCAAGTTCTCATAGCCAACTACCATGTCTATTACGTTTGCAGCATCACGACAAGCACCTGGTTCGATACCAAGAACTGTGGTAGAAGCTACGGAAATATTCATACCACTGATGTATAAATGTGGTAATGAATAGATGGGGTTATTTTGAATCGCAGTCATTTTAATATCCTCAAATTCGTCACTGTTAGGCGGCTTTTACACCGCCCTACTTATCAATATAAATTAACCTTGAGACAAAGGAATCATATATCGCATTGTATACTCAGGAACCATCACAGACCCATGTACTTCATCATAAATCATACCTGTTTGGTTTTGACCAAATAAAGAACCATATGTCAATCGCAAACTAACACCGGTATCTTCGTCAAACTCATTGGCAGTGTCGTATGGTGATTGTTCTGGCAATTGAGGCATAGCTAAATAAAACGCTTCACCACCCAAAATACCGCCACAACGATGACTTGGGAAAGTTAATAACTGCATACCCGCAGCAATTGGGTTATTTAAGTTTTGAGCATTACCACCAGCCCAGTTAAGTGCAGGCGTAATGGTTAAGGTTACGTTGCCTGATGCATTAGCAGCAGCATTAGCAGTTGCTCTAAACTGTACAGGGTTAGCACTTGGGAAGTGACCAATGAAAGTCAAATAACGCATGTTAGGCTGACCAGAAACGCCATCAGCAAACTGGAACATATCGCCAGAGAACACGGCATTAGCATCACTTGCTGTAGCACCAGAAACAGTTATTTGAGTAACGTTTTGACCTGATGGGTCATTCGTACTGACAACAGTTAAAGTCTGAGCGTTAACGCCAGTGTTACCAGACACATGAATTGGCATTAAGTTTGATTGGTAGTATTCAACTTTCGGCGTACCAAAGTCACCAATCTCCCAACTCATAGCGATGTCATCGTTTCGATGTGGAACAAATTGATTTAAACCATTGCCTACAATTGCAGGAACAACAGTATCAGGAAGATAAACTTTAATACCTTCGGCAACAGAGCCATAGTTCTTGAAGAACATAATAGCTTGAGCTAATTGTTGGTAAGAACTTAATGCAGTTGAACCATTACCAAAGAAACGGTAAGGACCGCTGAATGTATTTAAAGTGCCGCCTGGTAATTGTGATTGAACAGCAGAAGCCCAGTTAAGAGCAACGTTGCCTTCAACTTGAGTAGCAAGTTCAGCAATAAAAGATTTGCCAAACACACGCATGTAATCTTCTTCGCCTTTTTCTAAATTGAAGATACGTTGTTGGCTAGTGACTGCGAATGAGCTGTTGTTTGCTTGGTCTGCAACCAGTTGCAATACTCTTTGATCTGCCGCTTGAAATGATGCAACAAGACCTTGCGAAGTAACGGCTCTTGGTGGCAAATCAAAGGTGACAGTAGAACCTAAGTTTGCTTGAATTTTATCAAATTCTTTAAATCTTGTATTAGCTGTACTAATGTGACAGCAAAGGTTTTGCAATAAAGCCAAACCTGAACGTTGATAGGTTTGTACTTGTTGTAAAATATTATTAGGAAAAACCGCCATGATAATCACTCCAAACTAATTATTTAAGTTAGGAGAGCAGGCGGCTAAGCTCTATACTTAGCCTTTAAATCACGCATTGACATTACGCTTCCTGCCTCCGTACCGACGTTGGAAGGGCGTTGTTGACTTAGCGGTGAATTAGGAGTTCTCAAACGAGTTGCAGCTTCATTATCTTTTATCGAATCAGCCAGACGCTTTGCTTGCACAATAGCATCTTTTGGACTCATATAAGACAACTGTTCTAGCTGAGCCATCTTCAATCTATCTTTACCAAGCTCGTATAATACATCAGCTGAGTTATCTAAATGCTCTGCTAATAATTGTACGACATTAGGAAATCTAGAATATTCGATATCGCCTGTCACTTTTTCAAAGTCTTCGTATTTATCTTTACCAGTCGAGATTTTATCCCAAAAATTCTTCACGATACGATTAGCATTGTCTTGTTCTGATTTGCTTTGCGCATCTTGAATCCATTGGTCTCTTAATCTCTGTGCTTCTTCGGCTGCTAGTCGTCTTATATCTGATTCTGGTAAAGCTCTTTGCTGTTCGTAATTATGATCACGTTGACCATATTTTTGTTCAGCATATTGAGGTTGCTCATTATAAAGCCTTTCTCGCTTCTGAGATTCCTCGTGCTTGACACGCTTAATCAAATCATTAACTTCTGACTGCCTAAAAGTGCGCTCCGTTGGTGTTGACTCAACTGGTGCGCTTGCTGGTGCCGATTGCTCAGACACTTGGCCTAAATTTTCACCTTCCATCTACATCACCTCTTCAGCTATTAATCCCCGCTACGGTTATCTTCCTCGCTTGTCGCACGAGTCTCGAACTATTACGCCGTTACGCTAATGCCCTGCATGACGCACAGGTCTCGATGATTATTAATAGTCATGACTATAATCATGCTAATAATTTAAACGTGATTGATTCTTAATACAAAATTAATAGTATGTTATGATTACAAAATGTATGTTTTGATGAAGGAATATATGAAAGAGATAATGGGTAAAAAGTATTTAAGTGAAAAAGAAGCCGCTGACAGATACGGCTATTCCAAAAGTACTTTTATTAGAATGAGAGAAGAAAAGTCAGGTCCTAAGTTTATACAACTTAAACCTCATGGTCGAGTTTTGTATTCTTTGGAACAAACAGATTTGTGGTTTAATGAGAAAATGAAGGATAAAGAATAAAAAACACGCCCGTACTTTCGCAGAGGGGCGTGCCGTAATACTATTAACCGTAACTTCCTGCTGATAATTGCGCAGATATTTTATTGCCATTTGGTAAAACTAATACTAAATAACTTGTTTGTTTGCCAGTGTCCAATAAGCTTAGAACACAACCACCTGTTGCACTGGACATTGCAGTTATTTGAGTTGTAACAGCAGTACCATTTGCAAGACTTAAACCACCACTAGCTACAGAAAAACCTGTACTTGCAGCTGATGCCAACGTTAAACCATCAGCGGCTGAAGAGGCATAAACTCTAAATTGCATACTGCGTGTTAAGTTAGTACCACTGCCATCTTTTAGCTGAATAGTTACTGTTGCTGTATTAGCAGCGCCAGCTGCAGCTGTAATTGTGCAAGAAGCAGGGTCTGCTTGAGCAACTGGTGTTGCACCATACTTAAGGTTTACTGCACTAACAGCGCCCGCGGTAGCTGTGATGTTTCCAGCACTTGCTACAAGGTTGCCGGCAGTTAATGTTAAATTACCTGTTGATATGGTTTGACCCGTTGCATTGTCAGCTAAGATAAAGTTAGTTGTTGCAACGCCTGGATCTGTAATTGAAACAACAGTAGCCTGTCCCATTGCAGCATTAGATATAGTAGTTACTGTATTGCCAGTATTAGCAACAGCTGCAACTTTTAAACTACCTTTGGAAGCAGTGGATGGAAATGATGCTAAATAACCTGCTGTTCCACTGAGACCTGCTTGAATATTGCCGCCATTAATTGCGGTAGCTGCATCTTCTGACAAACCACCGCCAACGTTTGTATAAGTGGCAATGTGATTGGCTATTGTTGGCAATGTTACTTGACCCGCAAAAGAGGCTTGAGAAAGTGTGATCACACCATTGCTTATAGCTACCGTAAATTGCTCATATGTACCGACATTTGTATTTGGATTAAATCCGTAAAGAATACACAAAACGTCAGTTGTTTGGATTGGATAACTTTCTAGATTGACAGAATTTAAATAACCTGCAGCTGTAATAGTGGCAAGATTATCACCTGTCACCATGTATTTGAAATTTGGATATATGCCTACGGTTCCAGCTAGTTGGGTAGGCAATTGATATATTGTAGGCATTTTTTTATCCTTATTAATTAAGCTTTACGTGGTGTTAATGAACCACCATTGCGTTTAAATGACGCGTCGCTTCTAGGCGCGTGAGACATTTTTCCTTTGTGCCCTTCCATATCAGCTTTCATCTTTTCGCTTTTACGTTGAAGAACGCGTTTGATGCCTTGTTGGTGATCGTCTTTAACCATACGATTATCAATCATCCCTTCTTTGCATTTATATTCCATCTCAATCCCCTATTTTTTTCTTAAGTGTTTTAATGTCTCGGCTAATCTTGCTTCTCTAGCAATTTTAGGATTTTTACTATGTTCTGCTTTTTCTAACTTCTTTTCAGAAATCTTTTTATCTTTAGCAACACCTAATGCTTTATGCAATTTACCCTTAGAGCTTTTAGGCAATGCTTTTTGTATCCAATGAGCAGGCATCATTAATCTCCGTTTTTTCCTTTACGATAAACTGGAGAGCCAGCTTTAGGACTTCTTGTGCCTACAACAGTAGGTTTAACAACCTTTCGCCTAGTCTTATTTGTGTCTTTAGCAACGGGCTTAACACTCTTCTCAACAGACTTCATAGCTTTTTTAGCTACTGCTTGCTCTTGTCTGTTAAAGGCATTTTTGTCTCGCATTTCTTTTGCTCCTCTTGTGAAACCATCCATTGCTCAACACGTGCAATGCGCTCATGCAATATTCGCAAGGCTTCAGCCATATGCTTTAGTGCATCATCTAATTCATCTTTTAAATTCATTTCTTGCCTTTTTTCTTTTTAACTTTAGCTTCAGCGTAAGCTATGGCAACAGCTTGTTTTTGAGGCTTACCAGCTTTTATTTCGGCCTTTATATTATCAGAAAACCCTTTGCTGCCAGGCTTTGCACCTTTCTTTAATGGCATCTCATTTCATTCCTTTCAATAAACAGCTTTAGTATTTTTTTAAAATCTTGAATGTCTTTTTCTGGGTGCTCGTCAATTAATTCAATAATTATCTTTATAGCCTTTAGCTGCTCTTGCATTTTTACTAATTGATAATCACTCAATGTAATCATTTACCTTTTACCATTGTAAACAGATTCATAAAACTTGCGACGCTCAGCTGCATTTTTAATGTCATTGCTATGATTGCGAACCACTTGCCCCATTTGCTTTTCATTAATTTTGTAATGCTTCATTAAATCAGCGGGTCTTTCGTTTATTATGTCGTTAAAAGTCGGTTTTCTACTCATAATTTCTTTCCTCATGTTCTGGCTTTTTTCTAGTTCTATGATGAAATTCAAAAGCGTCTTTAACGTGTTTGTGAGCTTGATCTCGTATTCTTACACCCGCATCAATTTCATGTACGCGTCTTTCAGTTAACGCTTTAAATACTTGAACTTCTGCCGAAGTTTTGCCCAACTCTAGTTGAGCTTCAGCCTTGGCTTCTTCTGCTTCAATCTTCTTCATATCAACCATAAACTGCGCTTTATCACGCTCTTTCTCATGCGCAAGCTTTTGCATTTCAACTTGCATCTTCATCATGGCAGGATTTTGCTGTGCTTGCATTTCTTGCATTTGCATCATTTTTTGTTTTTGCGCTTCTTGTTCTTGCTGCCATGCATCAACCATAGCCTTAAGCTGCTCAATGCCTTTGCCTTCAAGGTTATCTAATACAAAATTTAAGCCTTTGGTATTAATAAATTCTGCAAATTGCGGACTTATTCCCATTATCTCTTTAACCATGTTAATAGTACGAGATTTCTGAACTTGGAAACTAGCACCAGCTTTAACTACTACGTTGAGTGCGTTGGCATCAAAGTCAAATGGCAGACCATCTTCTTGATTGATTTTAATAAAGTTGCGCTTACCTTCCTCATCCATTATTGGGACAGTTCTTGGTGTAGCATAATACTTAGGTAACAAATCAACATAAATTTCGCTAGCCCGTTGCAAACCTTGCATGAATCCAACCACATAAGGCATTGCGGCAGAGTTAGACTGAGTAGCTCCCTCAATAATTGCAACGCCAGATAGCTGATTGTTATTAATACCGAGAGCGGCATCATAAGATCCTAATATTTGCTCCATAAGACTGTCAGCACCCGTAAAAGCCTGAACTATTTCAGGAGGCGCTGGAACCCTCTGTACTTCACGAATAGGATTAGGAATGGGCTGATCGGGATTTTCTTCATAAAACGCATTAAACACATAGTTGCTAGCTTTCTGAACATCTTTATAAGCATCAAGCCAACCCTCTTCCTTGGGCAATGCTTCCTTAGCAACCATAACTTTATGTTGAACTTGAGATTCAATTTCATTAGCTAATGCTATACCCGCAAAGTTTTTAAGTCGTTGCGCTCCCTTGGCATGATACACGTAGGGCAAACAGACTTGTTTAATATTGCCATTTTTATGGTTACGGACGAGTGTGCTCGAGCCATCAACGAAAACAAGAGGCAACATATTATAGTCGGTTTCTTCATATTCTAATACCTGATTTTCTATACAGCGATAACGAACAATTTTGTCAACAATCGTTTTTCGTGGCTTACCAATAATGGCAGGAGGAACAGTAATATCATTCCATTCACGCACCATTTTGTCATATTCAGACTTTTCCATAACTCTGCCATCGCGCACTTGCACAATGGTTTTCTCTTGCTTTTTCTTCTCGTAGTAATCAGCAAGGAGAATAATTTCTGAGTTATCATTGATATATGACCATTGAAAACCAGAAAAGTTACGTTTAAAACTTACAGTTGATAATGAAACGTCAGGATATTCTACTTCAAACTCGTCTTTGCTTTTAGGGAACAGCTCAGCACAGTACATGCCGTCCCCCTTGTGGCTTTGTCTTGCAAGCTTATCAAAGACACATAAGGTAGGTTCTGCTCTATCAAATTTAATGACTTGGTCCATGCTCATAGAACTTGCATAATCTGTGTAAACCTTAAGCACACTAAAACCACCAACTAACAAATCTTTATAAACTTCAAATCGCGTATGATGATTATCAATATCCAGCAGTACATGACGCAAATGTTGCTCGACAACCTTTAATGTCATCCAATCAACTTTGTCTTCGTCATCTGCTGTTACCATAATATCAGGCTCAGCTTTTGCGAATTCACCCAAGAGTCTTGCAACGCGGCTAGCTAGTGTATTGAATTCAAGTTGTGGTCTACCCATGGTTTGGAGCAGAGTTACTTCATCGCCGGTTAGATTAGATTCGCATACGAAGCGCGTAAATTCATTGTATCTATCAAAATTTTCTTTGAAATAATCATGAGCACTTCGAACTGAAGCTTTAATGCGTGGTAATGCTGATTGATAGCGGTCTGCGACTTGCTTCACTGTGTGAGTCCTTGCGCTGATTTATTTATACGCTAATCCTTTAAGCCTTTCAACTTTATTTGATTTCTGGGTTAAGGTGTTAGCTATTTGATTATAATCTGTTTTATTGATTGTAGTATGTATTAGAGTTTTGTCAATAAGAGCTATTTTGATAGCATCACATAAAGTATCAGCAACATCATCGAATCTGTGGGCTTCATTAGCCGTTATTTTGGACATGTGCTTAATACACATATCGACATGTTTGGCGCCTCGTGTGAATGAAATCCTCTTTTCAGCAATAAAAGGTTGCATCTCCAAAAATCGTTGTGTTTTACTGCCAGAACTGCGGTTACGCTCAATATCTCTCACTTGTATGCCGCGAAGCTCGTCTTTAATAACTGACAACAGTGTAACGCCTGTTGATTTCTTTTCTATTGCTGCTAACAAAGGTGGTACTTCATGACGCATACAGTCTTGCCAAAAGTCTAGAAAAGCATCTTTTAAATCTTTAGGCTCAATGCGCATCTCATAACAATCAAGCCAATGCAGTCCATAAATCCCGGTTTTTCTTTCTAGAGTTTCTATTTCATAGATTCCCCAGAAACTAAATACTGTAGCGTCGTTATAAGATTTGTTGGTCTCTGCTGTATCTGCTGTAATAAATGTTTTAATTATTTTAGGCTCGAAGTCTAATACAATAAACCATTCAGGTTTAAATAATGCTCCACCGCTAGGAACCGGTTCTTGTTGTATTTGCGAATAGAATACAAAGGGTTGTTTTTCTTGTAGTTCTCGCAAATAAGCGAGCGATTGCACTTCGGGATATAATGCATTTCCAGCTTCATCAATGCCTTTCATGATAACCCTATCCCAGGTTCTTACGTCTTTACCGCTCATGAGATAGGCTGCTAAATCTTCTTCATGCAATCGTTGCCCGATAAAAACGATTGGCACATTGTTATCTCTTGGACGCTGCATAATAGTTTCATTGTAATTTCTGATAACGGATTCACGTACTGAATCTGAATGAATTTCGTTCGGTTTGTGCGCATCATCTATAATTACGCATCCGCTGAATCTATTAAGACCAGGAGCGCCGGCGTTGCGACCTGTTACAGCACCTGAGCTACCAAAAGCTGCCACTGAACCTCCGGCTGTTGTCATAAAATGATCTTTAGCTCTCGTATCGCTACTTATTTCGACATCAAATAAATACTTAAACATTTTTGATGAAATAATCTGTTTAATGAATGATGTATGTGCCGCTGCTAGTTCATGAGAATAAGAAATATATAAAAAATTGCAATCAGGATAATGCGCGTAACACCAAGCAACCCACATAGATGTCATGACGGATTTACCGTAACCGGGAGGTAGGTTGATTATGAGGCCGTAAGCGTGATTTTGTTCTCTGAATAGCTTCGTGAAAGCTTTGCATACTGTAATGTGATGCGATTCCCTACCAGGGGGCGACGAAATTATAAAGTCTTTGTCAGTTAAATATTTATAAAAAAATCTAGTAAAAAGAAGAAGACTTCCCTTAAGTTCCGCCGCTTGAGTTTCTTTCTCTAAATCAATCACAATTAACCCTATTAAAAAATAATTGCGATAACCAAGCTTCATTTATCCAATTAAAGAGATTTCCTTCCTTAATAATAACAATATGCTTTTCTTCATTTTCAATAGAAAATTCTTTTGAATTAACATCATATTTTAAAATAAATTTTTGCTTAGAATTTTGAGACTTATGAACTATTAAATGCATTAATATTCGCTCTTATTTTTCTCAGCTAATTGAGCTCTTAAAGCTGCTAATTCTGCTTTCAATTCTGCGTTTTCTGAAGTGGTTTGTTCAATGATTTGTTTGTCGCCATAAGCCTTCGGAAGTAGCTTTGCTGCTATCCATTTACGCGTATCTACACGCAGTCTTTTGTCGTTTACAAAGGCAGGATCTACCCTCTTATTTCCCTTGTCATCAGTAAAATAAAACTTTTCAGAAGCGATATCTTCTATTGATTCCGCAAGATAATCTGCTTGATGAATTTTAGCTTTTTTAAACGCTTCACCGAACTCTGGAAACTTAAATCTCCATTCTCGTAATGTTTGTGCAGGTGGCATTTCTGGATGAGTAGCGCATAGCGTAGCTGTTCCAATATCACTCGTTGCTACTATTTCACAAATTCTTAAACCATATTCAATGGTATACCTTGATTTTGGACCAGGCTTTTTCTTAGAAGTTTCTTCAGACTGTGCCATTTTAGCACCTATATTTTGATTTCAATATGATTATAACTTAGCAAACTCTTCATCAAATATTTCAACAGCTTTTTCTCTATCAACATTCTCAGAATCCATAATTTTTGCTATAGACTCTTTGTAAGATTTCGACCGCCTATCTATCTCAACTTTAACAGGCTTTTTATCAGCATCATTCTCAAATATCTTGCCCAATGCATCACACCTCGGACAATCCATCATCATCATGCCACCACCCATTATTTCACCCGAACCAACACAAGTCGGGCATCTAACGCTATCAACCATCTTACATCCAAACTATATATATAAAATGAGTATGCCCACAATCGCACATAAAGTCAACGAAGATATACACAAAAGCTGTTGATAACATTGTGCATAAACACATAAATCTCAATAAACACAACATTATAAGCCGGTAACAAATTGTTATCATTTAGTTAATGATTAACACTATTCACATTATTTTATGTGCATCAGTTGACATATGATAAATATGTGCTATACTGCACATATCACATAAAAAGGAAATAAAAATGAATGACGATTATCACGGTGATGAGCCAGAATTAGAATATGAAAAAGAACTTTTAGAAGAAGAAAAATATAGTTATAATGAAGACAATTGGGATGAAGATTATTTGTATGAATAATAAGGATTTTTTATGCAAAGAAATAGGTCTAAATATTTAAATGTAAATGATGTAAATGATGTAAATATGGAGCTTATTACTGATTTAACCGATAAGGCTCGAGAAGATTTAAAAAGATTAAATAAAATTGAAAAGAAAAATAATAAATTAATTTTTTCTGATGAAACAGTTAAATTTAAACAAAAAATAATTTCTTTTCAAATTTGCAAGCTTTGTTCATCGCAAAGAAGAGGCAATCCATCGGTTAACAATTGGATGGTATTTGTAACCGAGAAAGGCAAAGAATGCAAAGAGCATTTGTGGCTTAAAGAAATAGAAAGATATTAACAATAAAAAGTGGAGATAAACCATGCAAGCAATAGGATTTTTAATAGCATACATTTTAATCGGTTATTTATGGACTGAAGTGCTAAAACTAGAAAAACAATTAAAGTATCTAAAAAACAGACAAGACATGCTTAACGCTTTAGTTAAAGCAGTTGGTGAAGAAAGAGGGTTTAATACTGAAAAAAGGACTTTGTAATGTTAATTTTATGTAGACGTGTTGGTCAATCAATTTTTATAAACGATAATATAAAAATCACAGTTAAAAAAATAAAGGCTTATGATTATGCTGAGCTGGCCATATTTGCGCCAGTTGAAATCCCTGTTCACAGGGAAGAAGTCAAAGCTAAGATTAAAAAAGCGGAAGAAATCAACAAAGCTAAGGGAATAACAATAACCTACAAAAAAAACAAGTTAACCAGGCAAACCCCCTCAACAACTGCCTAATTATCGCTTCATATACTTATTAGCCACATGCCTTAACCATTCATTAGCCTTAAAACGCCCATAGTTTTGATTTAAGGCCGTGTCTTGGTTAAGGGTAGCGTGGCATATCCATTCATCGTAATATTGCTTTAAAACGCGTCTGTGTTCGTTTCGAGGGATATTAATAATCAGGCTTTTGATAAACTTGATGTCGTCCGGCAAAATATGAACTTCATTTTTTTTACAGTATTCTGTGAACCGCTCGATAACTGGTTTCATTATTAAAAAGTAGGTGTTTCGTGATTATATACTTTTTGAGAAGATGAACAAAAAGGTCTTTCCCATTTGCTAAACGTTCCCCATTTAAATTTAAGTTTTAATTCAAACATTCCGCTGTCTCCTCTATTCTTCCTGCATTTCACAATAAACATGTCTTGAAATTGTGGTTCAGAAGAATCTAATTGGGGTTGGTCTATGCCTAACCACCAGGAGGATGAATGAACAAGGCCCATTGATTCGGATGAATCGGTTGTGACGGGGCACCTATCTCCAATTGGCCTAGTTTTTATATCTCTATTTACCTGGCTCAAAGCAATTACGATGCAATTTAGGCTCATAGCAAGACCTGCTAAGCGTTTTGCTATATCGGCTTGTAAGAGATCGTTTCTTTCGGCTTTGTTTTTACTTCTAACTAAACCAAGATAATCAACTACAATCACTCCAATAGGTTTTTGTAATGCTGCAAGTCTAGATTCTGATTCGATTTCTTCAATTGTGATTAGGTCTTTGGTAATAATATTTAAATCTCTAGACATAAGCAAACTACTGGCAGCTTTTAAAGTTTCTTTCGTATTATCTCGACGTATCCTATTTAAATGCGCCAAACGCTCAAGCAAAACAACATCATCCATTTCAAGATTAAAATACAAATGCTGTTTATCAGGCATTGCCAACATAAGCCTGTCTAACATGTAAAGACTAAAAAATGTTTTTCCATGCCCGCTTCTTCCGGCAATTGTAATTAAAGATTTATTTGGTACTAAAGGCAAATCAGGAATGTCAATTTTTACAGAAATCGTCTCATCATTTGATTTGCTTAAAAATGAATCCAAAATATCCTCAACAGAACGACGATAAGGTTTATGTAAATTCGTTACATGATTTAATTCTTGTAGAGTATCAGCAATAGCCGATAAAGCTTCGTTGGAGGTTTTGGCATTTAAAGAATTGTTTACAGCATTGACTAGCACAACGAGTTGTTTCCTTTGGCTTTGTAATTCTAATAATTGTCTTATATCACTTTCTAAGTAATTTGTCGTAAAAAATTCATCTCTGATAAATTCCTGGGCATAATTATATAAATCATTATCTAAAAAACTAAGAATTGTTATTAAAGAAAATTCAAGCCCCTGTTCAAATCGGTGTTTTATTAAAGAAAAAAACCTTCTATGATAAACATTCATAAAACAATCGTCATTAAGATTTAACATTGATTGTTGTATTACAAATGATTTAACGTCCCCTAAATAAATCAAAGCCGATATAACCCTAAATTCTATTTCGGTAGCTGAAGGCGGATTAGGAAAATTAATAAACTTTTGCACAATATTCTCCATTAACCACTTTAGCAAGATTATCGGGACTTATAAGAGTTCCAAGACTGTTTATACTTAAAAAACCTTTGTTATTTATATATTTGTTTAAAAACCATGGAAAACTATCCCTGATAACCTGTAGATAGTTTCTAAATGATTTAATTGAAAATGCCTCTCCATCCTTTTGATAAAGTGGCCATGTCTGTCGCATGAGGTTTAATTGGCTTTTAAGCTCAGGGCGTATCACTTTTATACGCGGCATTTCTGGCATCATTTCTAAATAAACATCAACAATCTCTTGGTCTGATACATTTGGGGAGGTACCGCCAGGTGAGGCGGTGGGTATCGAAGAATCATACGAAGGGTCACTGATATCAGTTTTAATTACACTTATCTGTTTTACAGTAATTTTAGATTTAGATTTTAATTGCTCAAAATTTTTACTTTTACCACTACCACAGGTAGTAGTATTTTTTAAAGATTTTAAATGTTGTATTTGTAAGGGTGCCATTTCACCACTATGTGGGTTTTTGGCGGTGTGGTTGGAATCAGAATCTTTAACCACTATGTCAAATTTGGCGATGTGGTTGGAAGCCACGTCAGCATTGAACTTTGTGCCATTTAAAACTTTTAACGTGACAGGCCCCAAGGTTCCATTTTTTAAACGATATCTTTCATAAGAAATTAAATTAGATGCAGATAAAAAAGACATGTGTCTTTGGTAGGTGCGTTCTGAAATACCAAAATGATTCATGATATGTTTTTTATTAACATTCCAATTTGGAGGAAGCGTTTGAAGAAAAACCCAAATAAATCCCGCAAAATGATTTGATATGTTTTGTATAACTTTATTACAAATTAAAGTATAAGGGACTTTTTCTATTTCTAAAGTATCAAAATCTAGCTTTTCTATATTTTTTGTTTTTTCTTCTAAACTATTTTGTGAATAACTATTGCCATAGAAATCTGACATGTTAAAATCCTTATTCCGTTGTACAAGCTGTATGCATCTATGGTGGTGCATAGATGATAGCGCGGGATTGCGCTAATTTAATTTTTCAAATCTGTTAGTATCATATAACCACGCTCAATTTTTAAATGCCCGGAATTTACAAAAAATGTTATAGATTTTAAAACTTTATTTTCTGTTATACCAAGAATTTTGGATGCATCACTAATAAAAAATTTATTATTTGTTGATGGAGAAAAACCTGAAAGAGAATTAAAAATTAATCCAAAAACTTTCAAATAATCTATAGTTAATCCAGGAATATCTAAAATATAACGCGGAAAAACACTAAATACATTAGCAGAAGTATTGCCATTGAAATCTGACATGATAGAATCCTTATTGTTATTATTGTCAAAGTTAAGCTCTAATGCGTCAACATTAGAGGTTCGAGCAGGATGCTCAAACACTAATTTCCAAAACCTAGTAATTCTGAACTAAAATCAATAACTTGCCTAGGTGTAAACAAAATTAATCTTTGCACTCATCCCATCCACCTGTATGAACAGAACAACAAGAAGCACGATTCATATCAGTCGATTCCTGATTCTCACGCTCTCTTTCTAAAATCATACTAACCTGTTCCAAACACTCCATAATACCCTCATGCTTAGCCTTTTGATAATAAGCCTTTTGTAACTTGTAATCCCATCTGTCTATCTCATCTAGACACTCATTAACATTTTCTACTACCCATTCTTCTAAACTTTCTAAATTAATTTTCATATTGACCCTTGCGTTAGTTACAAAAATACGTTATTTTTCTCTTTCTAATTTCATTATTAGACTTCCTAGTTAAAAAAGAAGATGCAGAAACCGAGAAGACATAAAAAGTAGCTCAGAAAGTAACACAAAAAGTAACATGCAAGACTAGGGCGCGTAGTAAAATCATGCGCCCACCCCATAAATCCCTCAGTTACACTTCATCTTTGTCCAACAAGCCAGCCTCAATCTTGTTACTATCTTCAAAGACGCAAAAAGCTTTGATCTCATTATCAGACGGCATAGGACTCACTGAAAAGTTAATAATCATACTCACACACATCAAAATCATCAAAACAAAAAACGTAACGCCAATAGTCCTCAATATCAACCTATCTACATTGTTCATTGACTTCATCCTTCCCAGTAACGTCACTGACGTAATTATAAATGCTCTCACTTAAATGCTCCGCAACAACATCAATCAAAGCACTATCAACAGGCTTGCCCAAACATACCAGCAATTCGCCAACAACATGATTTCTTACTACTGATTTTAAATTATCTATGCTCATCCTTAATCCTTCTACCAATATTTAATTGTAAAATGTAAAATAATAATAAATAACCAAATTGGCCAATTAAGCAGTAAAAAACCCAATATCGCCATCGGCAAATCACAAATAATTAACAAAATATCCAACATCAACCCTTTATAGTCCTTCATCTCCCAAATCCTCTAGTCGCGCCTTGAGTTTTCCATGAGTTATTAATTCTAATCGTATCTGTGAAGTTATCGGGATATACCCATTCCTTAGCCACCTGATCCATTGCGTATGCGATATACCCGTCTCCTTCGCAAAACGATAACTCGACTTAAAATATGCTTTAAATTCATCTGTAGTCATGTTTTACCTCCCGCAAATATTGTATGTTAATTCGTTGACATGTGCAATAGAGATTGTTATAGTTACATCACGGTAAGCCGCCGTTAAACATAATTAAAAAAGGTGAATAAAATGTTAGTAGAAGAACGTGTTAAAGATGCTATAAGCTCACTACGAATTATTAAAGATAAGATAGATGAACTTAATCTTATGAAAGAAAGACTTGTTGATGAATTAAATATTTTAGTTAATCATAAGCCCGCTGGAAGTAAGACTTACCAGTTTGGCAATACAAAGTTTACTTTAACTTCTGGTTACAATTATTGTTTAGATAAATCGCGTTATGAAGAAGTTGTCGCTATTGCGCCTGAGCTTTGCACATTTGTTAAGCCTGTTGTTAAGTATGATTTAGATGTTAAAAAAATTGAAGCATTGGAGGCTAGTCAGTATGTTGCTGATAGAAAGATTCTTGCGATGATGATAACTAAAAAGCCTAAGAAGCTTTACATTAAGTTGCATGAAGAAAAACCCATTGATTCAGAATTTGAGGATTTAAAATCAATTTTGACTGAATTAGATAACAATGGGGAGTTGTTTTAATGAGTATACTAGATGCAATTACAGTAAGTGTTGATGAAGCGCCCCGTATTACGATTTACGGGGTGGGTGGAATAGGTAAGTCGACTCTTGCTTCTAACTTTCCCGATCCATTATTTATCCTAACTGAAAAAACAGGGCTTTCAGGTATTAAAAAGATTAATCCACCTGCAAATTTTGTTGAAATGTGGGAAAACATAAAAAGTCTTTTAGCACTTGAAGAATTACCTTTTAAAACTATTGTAATTGACGGTCTGTCAAAGCTAGATGAGCTGATTGTAAATCACATTTTAGACAAAGAAGTTCCCGGCAAAAATGGCAAGGCAACATCTTTAGCAACGGCTTGTGGCGGGTATGGCGCAGGATTTCAGGCGGCCCAACAGATACACAGATCATTTAAAGCGATGATGGATAAGTTTCAGCGTCGTGATGTAACTGTAATTTATATTGGACACTTAACAACCATCAAATACAAAGCGCCTGACATGGAAGATTACGATAAATATTCAATTACTATGAACAGTGACAAATGCCGTGAGCCTTATATTAACGACGTTGATGCGGTTTTATTGTGTCGCACTAAGTCTTTTGTGACAGAAACTGAAAGCGGTAGGTCATTGATACGTTCCACTGGAAACTTGATTATTGACGCTACAATTAATGACGCACATGTGTCAAAAAATAGGTTTGGAATTAAATCAGAAATTCCTATGTCGTTTGAAGAATTATCAAAATATATACCCTTTTACAACAAATTTAATGAAGATGAACTAATTAAGGAAGAGTTGTTATGAAAGAAGAAATAATGTCGGCATCTGTCGACATTAGCACCGCTGTAACTAATCTTTATTTAAAAAAAATAATGGAAGTTGACACTGATTTGCTATGCAACAGCATTTTTACGTTGTCGGGTGTTTGCTGTGTTGCTTTTGTTATGACCGCATTAAACCTTTTAGTTAAAATTTTAGAGCTGGATAAAGAAGAAGAAATAGAAATGCGCGATGTTTTTTTAAATATGCTTGAAAATGCGTATAAAACTTATAACAAATAAAAGGGGTAATAAATGAGTTTTTGGAAATCACCTATCGCTGGAGCTGTAATTACCGGCAAACCTGAGGATTCTTTTGTGTCAGCTAATAGAATTATTCCAGATGGAACTAAAGCTTTGGCGTTTATTAAAAAATTTGAATACATCGATAGATTTGAAGTGCCTTTTTATCAAGTGACTTGGAAGCTTGCAGATGGTGAATACAAGGGTTGTGAAGTAAGACAAAGCATTAAGGCTTTTGATGAAAATGAAAATAAGCGTTATAAGGCGCTTAACATGCTGAAATTAATATTTGATTTAGCCAATTACAAACCGCTGCACAACAATGCCCCAACTAATGATGATTTGCAGCCTTTAGTTAATAAAGTCATGGGTATTAGCATCCTAGAGTGGCAATTGAATGGCAAAGAAGGCAATTGGGTTAATGAGGTCCATGATTCTAAAGGATTTGAGTCAAGGCTTGGAACTCATCGTGTAATTGATTATAGCTATCCGAAAGAAACAAGCGCACTGCAAGAGTTTTCTAAACCTAAAAATGAAATATTGGATGATGATATACCATTTTGATTAAAAAGTTTGCATCTAAACAATTAGGAGATAGTAGTAGATGAAGATTAAATTAATAACGGCGTTGATTTTAACGCCGCTTGCAACTGAAGCGTTTTCAAATGCAGCATTGGTAGGGGATATAATAGCAAGAGATTTGGCGATGCCAGGCGCTAGTTGGGTAGGTCATGTTGGTGTAGTTAGTTCAAACGGAGAAGGACAAAAGCCATGGTTTGTTCTTGAAGCAATGGGAGATGCGCCGCACATTCAGCAAAATCCAATAAGTGATTTTAAAACAAGGGCAAAATATTGGGGAAGTAAAGGCGGTTTTATGCAGCCTGATAATTGGTATCTGTCATGGTTAATAGCGAATACTTTTGTAAGACAATATTACGCTTGCCCATCTTATAGTTATACGTGGCAATGGGAGGCTGGGTCATTAAAGCCAAATACGACAATCCCGGTAAGTTGCGGAACATTTCGCTGCGACACACTTGTAAACTACGCATACTCTATACCTATAGGTTATTCTCTTCCAACATATAATACTAAGACAACAAACCCCTTAGCTATTTGGAATTATTTTCCATCTCTTAAAGATGCGCTTATACCTAGTGACAGCGTTGAAAATTTAGAAACACCTAAACTTACAAACGATGATATAAGTTTAATAAACGTCGATAATCTGTTGTCTCTTAAAGCAGATGTGTTTTATCAATTACTACAAAATTCAGAAAACGTGACAAGAGAACAAATAATTAATTTATGGTCTTTAATCACATCAAGCAATGTCGATGAAGAGGTTAGATTATTATTTTATAACTTCATATCGTTCTACAATCCTGATTATTTAATATTAGATATTATTAAGCAAGCACGCAAAGAATCCGGAAAGATTAGAAATATGCTGCTTGTGATGCTGCAGCGAATTTATCAAACAAAGCTTGGCAATAATGATGAAGACGGGCTTGGTGAGATAGCCGAATACTTTAAACAATTACAAAAAGAAAAATTATCTAAAGATGACTCAGGTATTGTTTATAGAGGTCTTGCAACACTGATTAAGAAACCCATTAACACTAAAAAAGTTGATATGACTAACATGGATAAAATTCATGTGGATATATTTAGCCTAAATAATGACAGGACTAATGAATTGAAATATTTGACTGACATTATTGATAATCTGAATAAACCAGATGATTCAATTGTAATAACAGCTACTTATGAATATTTAACAGAGCTGTTAATCAATAGTGACTTGAAGATATTTTCTGAAGAAGGTAAGAAATTGTTTAAGTCGCATTTGGCTAAAAAGATCATGATTGATGACACTCAAACAATGTTTTATACGTCGGCATACATTGAGTTTAAGGCTGCTTTAAATGCTAAGAATAAAGAAGAAATACCAGGTTTGGTCCAGACATACATGAGATCATTCGATGAGAGTATGAGAAAAGTTATACCTTATGGGTTCTCTAGTTTTACACAAGAGGCTTTGTTTAATGAATAGACGAGAAGCGGCGATAATATCTGCTTATACAGGGGTTTGTTTAGGTAAGGGAGATATAGCACGCGAATTTCATAAATATGTTGAAGAAAAATTTGGGCGTTCTGTATATACGCATGAAATGGCATCTTCAAATTTTTGGGAAGAATTAAAAAAACTTTCAAAACCTGATTTAATCAATTTATCTGAAAATATAACTGAGTAAATTTATGATTATTACTGAAAAACAAATAATGCGGTTAATGGATATGAATAGAAATTTAACAAGGATTGTCATGGCGTCTACAAGTAATCCTGATGTAATTGACTTGTGCACTGAAAATCTATTGCTTTTAAATATTATTGCTAATCAACAATCAGATGAATTAAAGGATCATAAAGAATGAACGAGATAGAAATTAACGGAGAAATTTACGTTAAAAAATCAAACTTAGAATTATCAGATTATGTGATTGTTAGAACATATAGTGCCGGAGTTTTTGTAGGTTATTTGCAATCAAGAAATGGCAAAGAAGTTGTTTTAACAAAAGCTCGCCGACTGTGGTATTGGTCGGGGGCTTGTTCACTAAGTCAATTAGCAATGGAGGGTGTAAAATTCCCCGATGATTGCAAATTTCCTTGTGAAGTTGATAGAGTTGAGTTGCTTGAAGCAATTGAAATATTAAATGTTACCGAGATGGCAAAAAATTCTATAGCTGAGGTAAAGGTTTGGGAGAAATGACTACGGGAGTAGAAACTTCTACTAATAACGGTGACGGTGACGGTTACAGTGACGGTAACGGTGACGGT